CGGCGCGAACACGCTCACGGCGGCCGTGAAAGTCCTACAGATGGCCTAAGCGGTGCGGGTCTGGCGGCGGTTCGTACTCTGGGTGAGGGCTAGGGGTGCGGGCCGCCGTACTCGAGACGAGGGACGGCGTCGGCGCCGTCCGATGTGGGGGTGTATGCGGATCAAGATGCTAACGTCGATCGCCGGCGGCGAGCTCACGGCGCGACCGGGCGAGATCGTCGAGTGCGAGGCGGGCCTGGCCGAGCGGTTGATTGCCAGCGAGCAAGCGGAGCGGGTGCGGGGCAAGGCGGAAGCGGCGACCGCGGCGCCGGCCGAGACGGCCGTCGACAACACAGGCCGGCCGCGCGGCAAGCGGAAGCGGGGCGGGCGTGGCTAGGTGGGCCGACGTGCTCCAGTCGCTCGAGGTGGTCTCGGCGCCGAGTACGGAGCCGATTACGACGGCCGAGGCGAAAGCGTTCCTGCGGGTCGACCATGCGACACAAGACGATCTGATTGACGATCTGATTACGGCTGCGCGGACGCGGATCGAGGCGGACGCGGGGCTCTCCCTGGTCACGACGACCTGGGATCTCACGTTCGACACGTTTCCGGAAGAGCGCGCGATCGTTTTGCCGCGGCTGCCGTTGGCCTCGGTGACGTCGATCACCAGTTACAACGACGACGACACGGCGGCGACGCTCTCGAGCGGGGATTATCTGGTCGACACGGCGCAGGGCCGGATCGCGCTCGACGACGACGCCGCCTGGCCGACGGATCTCCGCACACATTCGGCCGGCGTGGTGCGATTTGTCGCCGGCTACGGCGCCGCCTCCGCGGTGCCGCAACCACTCCGGCTCGCGCTCTATCAACTCGTGGCGTACGCCTTCGAGCAACCGGTCCCGCTGGTCGGGGTCGATGCGGTTAACCAGGCATACGGCGCCCACCTGGCGGCCTACCGCGGCGGACAACGGATCGCGTAATGGCGAAGCGACCATTGAACCCTGCGGACCTGACCGAGCGGATCACGATCCAGACCTCGAGCGTCGTCGCCGACGATCAAGGCGGACGGGCGACGACCTGGTCGACGCTGGCGACCGTCTGGGCCGCGGTGCGCGCGCTCTCGGGCCGGGAAGCCATTCAGGCGCGCGCGGTCGCGTCGGAGGTCAATTACGAAGTGGTCGTCCGCTATCGGTCCGACCTCACGGCGAAGCTCCGGATCGCCTGGGTGCCAAGCTGGTCGAGTGGCACGGCGTCGCGGACGCTTGAAGTGCACGCGGTCCGGCCGGACCGGGTCACACAAACGATCGCGCTCGATTGCGCGGAGGCGGCATAGCGTGGCGCGGTCTGCGCTCGAGTCGGTCTCCGAGGCGGTCTTCGGCGCGCTCAACGTCTCTGCGCTGACGACGCTCGCGACCTCGGGTGTCTTCTCGCATGTGCCACAAGATACGGCGCCGCCGTTTGTCTGGTTCACGGTCGACGAGGCGGATCGCGACGGGACGTTCGGCCAGGTCATGAAGGATTGCCGGGTCCGCGTCCACGTCTACTCGACGTATGCGGGCAACCAGGAAGCGCAACAGATCATCAACGAGGCCGTCAACCTGCTCCGCGGGACGACGCCGTCGCTTGATAACCATACGGCGTTGTTGGTGCGGCATGACGACTCCTCGGCGTTCGGCGACGAGGATCTCAACGGCGTCCTGGCGAAGCACGTCGTCGCGGATTTCACCTACATCGTGGCGGAGGATTGATCGGTATGGCGCGCGAGGTCTCGTTCGCGATGCGGGGAGACAAGGAGCTCCGGTTCCGTCTCGAGCAACTCTCGCGACAGATGCCGGAGCGAGCCGGGCGCGCGATGGTGAACGAGGCCGGGCGCCAGGCGCGGATCGCCGCGGAGCGGACGCCGTGGAAAACCGGCGCCCTGGCGAAGTCGGTCGCGACGTCGGCGCGAGCCGAGGTCGACGGCCACGATGTGACGTCTCGGTACGGGTTCGGCGGCGGATCGGGCGAGCTCCCGTACGCCGTGATTCAGCATTACGCCAACTATAAGCATCAGCGGGGCGAGCGGTTATGGGTGGAGAAAACCGCGAAGAAAGAACGCGGCCGGATGTTGAAAGAGATCGCGCGGGATCTCGGGCTGATCTAGGGTCCGCGCCGTGTGTGCGCTGCGGCGCGCCGGCGGACAAGCGGGTCGAGGCGAGCGGGTTCGGCGAGCGCCGGGATCATGTCTGCGGCGTGTGTGGCTGTCCGGCGGGAGGAAACGATGCCAAGTAGCGACTTTGTAGCAGTGCGGCGGATTAGTACTCGAGACGACGAGACGCTCGCGGCGGTCGGCGAAACCTGCGACCGGGTGCCGTCCGAGGCGCTCGAGTGGCTCGAGGCGTCCGGCGCCATTCAAGTAATCGGCGCCGGGCCAGTACTCGAGGCTCCGGCGGCCGACGACGACGAGGGGGGCGGCGATGGCTAAGTATGGATCGAACGACGTCGGGTTCCTGTTGATCGACGGGTTCGACGTGACCGGCGTCTCGACGTCGCTGACCGATACGACGACGGCGTCGCTCGAAGAGACGCACGGGCTCGGCGACTCGTGGGTCGAACACACGGCGACCGGGCTCCGGTCGGCGACACTCGCGGTCGATGGGTTCTACGACGACGCGAGCGACTCAGTCAACGAGGCGCTCGCCGAGAACGAACAGAGCTCGCGCGTCGTCTGCTATGCCTACGAAGGCAACACGATCCACAAGGGCATGGTTGGGCATACTGGCGCCTTCGGCGGCTCGTATACGCGGACGGCGTCGCGCAACGAGCTCCACAAGGCGAGCGCGACCTGGACGGTCACGGGGCAGAAGGACGACGGGCAGATCCTGCACGCGCTCGGCTCCGAATCGGCGAGCGGGACGGGCGCCGCGGCGAATAACGACGCCTCGACCTCGGACGGGGGCGCGGCCTATTTGCAGGTGACGGTCAAGAGCGGCACGTCGCCGACGCTTGACGTGAAAATTCGGGACTCAGCCGATAACAGCACCTACGTTGACCTTATTTCGTTTACGCAGGCGACCGGGGTCACGGCCGAGCGGAAGACGGTCTCGGGGACGGTGAACCAGTACACGCTCGCTAGTTGGACGCATGGCGGGACGTCGCCAGTCTTTACGTTTATGGCGGGGTTCGCGCGGGCGTAGGGTGGGCAATCTTGACCGGTACATACACTCGGCGGCCGAGATCGAGCGGTGGGCGTCCGAGCGCCTGTATCACGCAACGGACACGTTACGGATCGAACGGGCTCGAAAGATATTACGCATGGCGACGGGGCTCCGTCGCAAGCTGACAGGATGGTCGACGCACGAGTCGACCGCGGGAACATCGCGCCGGCGATCAACTCCTCGCCCTGGTGACAGACCAGGCGCCTCGGTTGACACGCGATCACGTCAACAAGGAGGCGAATCGTGGCGAAATACGGATCGAACAGTTTGGCCGTAAGTCTGGATAATTCAAGCGGGTCGGCGGTCGTGATGACACCGTACATTACGGCGATCGGGCCCGTGACGGTCGAGGCGCTCCTCGAGGAGTCTCACTCGTTCGGCGACTCTGGTTCGAGTCGCTGGCGACCGGGCTCCGGCGGATGTCGCCGGTCGAGATTTCGGGGATATTCGATGACACGAGTACCACGGGACCAGACGCGATTTTTAACGCTGTGGCGTCGGCGACCTCGACATCAACTCGAACGCTCCTGATCACTTGGGGGGGCAGTAAGACAACCTCGTGCGAGGTGTTAATCAGTGCCTACACGAGAGGCGCGACGAGAAACGAGCTCACCTCCTACTCGGTGACACTGACGCCGACGGGGACGGTGACAGAAGCCTAAGGCACGCAACCTTTGCCAGCGGTTCTCGCCGGCGGACCTCGTCGCTTACTGCGGCCTCGTCCGCCGGCCTCACTCTGGGGGTATGAGATGTTCTCGAGCCGAATCAAAAAAGACATCGACACGCCGACCGATCCGTCGTACGTCGTCACGATCCGGCAGCTATCCGGCCGACAACGAGAACGCTGCCAACAGGCGGTGTTAAAAAAGGCGGCTGAACTGATTACCAACATCGGCGGCGCCGCGGCGTTCGGCGAGATTCAGCGCCTCGGCGGCGAGAAGTCGGTCCGAGACAAGGCCGATCGCGATCCGAGCTCGAGTTATGACCGCGAGCAAGTGCTCGTCGAGGGCGTGCTCTCGTGGACGGCCGACGAGGAAGTCACGCCGGAGACGATCGGCGACCTCGAGGCCGGGACGTCGGATCTCTTGTTCCGCGAGATCCTCCGGCTCTCGCGCGTGGCGGTCACGGAGGCCGATGCCGAGGCGGACGAGGTCGCGGCAAAAAACGGTTAAGGGCGTTTCACCGGTTACTCGCGGGCGGCGCGCCGGCGAGTACCGAGGACGCCGAGCTCGTGCGACTGTGGACGATCTCGCGGATTGCGGAAGCGTTCCACGTCCTGCCGGCGGTCGCGGAGCGACTCTGGCTCGACGACGCGGACGACACGGTGCTCCGGATTTTAGAGCTCCGGACCTATGCAGCGGCGAAGTCGTCGTATGACAGTGTCGGCGGCAAAGTGGAGAAGCTCGAGAAGCATCCAATGATCGACGTGGTGATGGCAAACGTCTTCGCGCTACAGCGCGAGCGCCTGACCGACGGCGCGGAGGGGGCTAAGTAATGGCGGCAGGGGTCGCGAGCGTGGGCGTACTCGAGGCGGTGTTGCGTCTCCGCGACACGATGAGCCCGGCGCTCGACAATGTCGCCAAGCGGATGCGGCGGTTCGGCGGGCAGATGCAGCGCGCCGGGAAGCAACTGTCCGCCAGTTTTACCCTCCCGATTGTCGGCGCGGCGTTTGCCGCCGTTCAGGCCGGCGAGTCGATCGACAAGGCGATGCGGACGATCGCCATCGGGACGGGCGCCGCCGGCGAGACGCTCGAGGGGCTCAAGGATTCGTTCAATGCGGTGTTTTCGACCGTGCCGCAGTCAGCCGACACGGTCGCGACGGTCCTCGCCGATCTCAATACGGTCACGGCGGCGACCGGGCCGACGCTCGAGCGCCTCGCCGTGGCGCTCCTCGACTCCTCGCGCGTCCTGGGCGAAGAAGCGGCGCCAAATGCGCTCAAGTTCGCGCGGACGCTCGAACAGTTCGCGATTCCAGCCGAGCACGGCGTCGAGGTGCTCGATATGTTCTTCGCGACGTCGCAGCGGACCGGCGCCGGCCTGGGGGATCTGATTCAACAGGCCGGGACGTTCGGCGTTGTGATGAAAAACGTCGGATTCAGTCTCGACGAGTCGGTCGCGCTCTTCGGCGCGCTCTCGAAGGGCTCGATCGCGGTTACGCGGGTGATGCCGGGGCTGAATAAGGCGTTTCGGACGTGGGCCGGCGAGGGGCTCGACGTCAAGGCGATGCTCGTCTCGACGATCGAGTCGATGAAGAATGCCGCGTCGCGGACCGAGTCGCTGAACATCGCCACCCAGGCGTTCGGCGCCGAGGGCGCGGCGCGACTCAATGACGCGGTGCTCGAGGGCAAGTTCAACCTCGAGGCGATGACGGCGGCCGTCGAAGGCACGGCAGGCGCGATTGCCGAGTCCACGGCGGACACGATGACGTTCTCGGAGCATCTCGGCGTGCTCCGCAATCAGGCGACGACGGCGCTCGCGCCGTTTGGCAACGAGCTCAAGCGCGCGCTCGAAGGGTTCATGCCGGTCGTCCAATCGGTCGCGGCGACGCTCAACGGGTGGGCGACGGCCTTCGCCGAGCTCTCGACGCCAACCAAGAACACGATCCTCGCGGTCGGTGCGTTCGTCGCGGCGCTCGGGCCGGTGATCCTGGCGGTCGGGGCGATATCGTTGTCGATCGGGTCGCTTATCCCGATTCTGACGAGTTTCGGCGCGTTTCTCGTCGGAACGTCGAGCAGCGTCGGCGCGTTGGCTGGTGCGTTCGCGTTACTGATGACGTGGCCGGGCGCCCTGGTGGCGGCGGTGGTGCTTCTGACGCTCAAGTTCGAGCCGTTCCGGAAGTTGTTGAAGGCGACGGCGCGGCTCATTATGACCGGGGTCGTGGCCGCGTTTGCCAAGCTGCGCGAGTGGATCGGCAAGGCGGCCGACACGGTCGGCGGGTTTCTTGGCGGGCTGGCGAAGTTTATCCCAGGCGGCGCCGCGGTCGCGCGCGCGATGGGGCGCCTCACGGCCGGCATGGACGCGATGTCGTCCTCGATGGGAGACTCGAGCGGCGCCGTCGAGGACGTCGAGGCGTCGGTCGAGGAGCTCGGCGAGGAGCTCGACTGGACGGGCGGCCGGCTGCCGCCGGTGGTGGACGGGGTTGTCGGCCTGGGCGACGCCGCGGGGACGTCGAGCGAAGAGGTGCAAAAGCTCGCCGACACGTTGAGCGACGCGGGTCTCGCGGGTGACGTGCGAACCCTAACCGCCGCGTGGGAGTCGCTCGATCCGACGATGCAACAGAACGAGCACACGCTCAAGCGGGTCAGCGAGCGCGCGCTCGCCTTGATCGGTCGGGGCGCGACGCTGACCGGCGAGGTCGCGGCGTTAGGCATGGCCGCGTTTGTCGCGCGCGAGGAGGGGATCGTCCCGCTGGCGGACGGCCTCGACGGCCTCGAGATACAACTCGGCGATCAAACGGTCGCATTCGACCGGCTCGGCAGCGAGATGATCTGGGCGACCCAGAACGGTTTTGGCCCGATGATCGCGACGGTCGACCAGTTTCGCGACGGGATTGTGCAACTAGAGCAGCCGATTAGCAATTTCCACGAGGCGCTCGGGCAGACGCCTGGCTTTTTCGACACGATCAAGACGTCGATGGGCGGGTTCCTGGAAGGCTTGACCGGCGGTCAGGGACTGCAGGGCTTTTTCACCAATTTTGGCGCGGGCGTGGTTGGCGGCCTCGGCGAAATTCTCAGCGGCGGAATCACCTCACTACTCAACGTCGGCACCCAGCTCGCGATCAAAGGCTTGATCGCGCTCGGCGGGAAACTCGTCGAGGGGTTTGGCAAAATCTGGCAGGGCGTGCGCGGGCTGTTCGGGCGCACGGCTGAAGACAATATCCGTATTACTGGCGAGCGGCTCGGGTTCGCGATCGGCGAGGGGCTGCAGACCACGATCGCGCAGACGGCGACGGCTATCGGGCATGACTACACGGCGTTCTTGCTGCACCTCGGCGATATCACCGACGCGCAGGGCGGCGTGATGGTCGCGGGGTTCCAGACCGTGGCTCGGACAGGGCGGGATCTGTTCAGCATGGTACAGGAAGGGCGGATCACGACCGAGCAGGCAATGGGCGCGCTCGGCCCGGTGCTCGCCGACCTGGCGGCGAATTTCGACCAGGCGGGCGAGCACGGGCAGATCCAGTTTATCGAGCTGATCCAGGTCGCCTCGCAGATGGGCGTGTCGCTGGAGACGCTGCGCGGGCTGGTCGGGACGCTCGCCGATGACGCGCTGGCGACCACGCTCAACCGTGCCGTGATTGACGCCAACGGCAACATTCGAGACCTGGGCACGTCGATCCAGAACGTGCCGCGCGATATTCACGTTCGCATTCATGTGCCGCCCGTGCCTCGGATCTCAATTCCCC